TGGCAAAAGCCGCTCAAAGTGACGCAGATAACGTTACAGACCGCTGGCAAGCAGATATGTCATCTGACTCTTGGCTGTCCAAAAACATACGCCCTATGAGCCTGATAGCCATCTTTCTAGGCTATTTCCTGTTTGCCATGATGTCTGCCTATGGTTACAACGCAAATGAGAGTTATGTCACCCTGCTTGGAAACTGGGGGATGCTCATCATGGGTGCATATTTTGGTGGCAGAACAATTGAAAAACTTGCTGACATGAGGAAAAAATGAGCCTAAGTCAAGAACAAGCCGCTTTCCTACTAGATGCCTGTAAGCTGATTCTCCACGCCACAGAGCAAGGGTTTGTGGTCACGGGTGGAGAGCTTTCACGCACACCTGAACAGCAAGCCATTTATGTCAAAACAGGTCGGTCTAAGACCATGAACAGCATCCACCTGAAGAGGTGCGCCATAGACTTGAACTTCTTCAAAGATGGAAAGATAATCTGGAGCAAGGAAATCATTGCGCCTTTGGGTGCATACTGGGAGTCCTTGCACCCTAAGAACAGGTGGGGAGGTAACTTCAAGTCGCTTGTTGACTGCCCCCATTTTGAGAGGAATGTAGGATGAAAAAGAAGTTCCCTAACTTATCTGTTGGCAGAGGAGAGAAGCTCTCTGTGAAGAAGGGTGCGGGACTGACAGCCAAGGGTAGGGCAAAGGCAAACAGAGCCACAGGTAGTAACCTCAAGGCTCCAACCAAAGATACATCTAATCCTCGCCATAAATCTTTCTGCGCTAGAAGCAGTGGATGGACTGGAGAGCGTGGCAAGGCAGCAAGAAAGAGATGGGGGTGCAGATAATGGCATACACACCAAAAGCCCAACGTGGCTTGTACTTCAACATTAACCAACGTAGAGCAGCAGGGTTGCCTCCCAAGCGTCCAGGCATGGCGGGTTACCCCACCAAGGCAGCATTTATCAAAAGCGCACGTACCGCTAAACGCTGACCTTTTCTAGCTCTGCTATCAGGTGAGGGCCGTGGTAACGCATGTTTAGAATGCGGAACTTTCCCTTAAACCCGTACATTTTTGCCCAAGTCTTCTCGTCATCAAAATACTCTGCAAAGGTCAGAGGCGTGATGATATTGACATGAGTCGGGTCTTGGAATGCTGGCGCATGTGGAAACGCTGGTGTCGAGGACAAGAACTTGCCGCCCGCCTTCATCACCCTGTAAACCTCTGACATAAGCTCCACAAACGGGTATCTGCGTTGCGGGACATACAACAGTCTGGGAATGTGTTCCAGAAAGTCATAGGCAGTTACAAAGTCAAAATGGTCATCAGGATGAGGGATAGGCTCAATAGCCAGGTCAGCGTCCTGAATATCAAGTCCTATCACCTGATTGGCTTGGTAAGGGTTGCGGATGGTTTCTCCGCACCCAAGGTCAAGAGAAATGGTCATGGAGCGGGTAACAGACCACCTTCAAACAAGTAGCTACCAAAATGGCCTAGAACCACCCACGGTGCAGCGTAAATCTTGTACCCATGCCTACGTGCTTCTTGGCAGAAATAGTAGTCCTCTGACAACAGTCTGCCCACACCCTCTTCAATAGCACAGGCAAAGAACTCCACAATCTTGTCTTGCTTGATTTCTCCAGACAGGAAAGTAACGTCATTGATATAACTAGGCATCTTAGTAGCAAGGTCTTCTAAACAACTACGCTTTATAAGCATGAAGCCTGTACCGCCATTAAAGATTTCCACAGGCTCATGTGCTGGTACTGTGACTGTGCCTTGATAGTCTTTGAGATTAACCACCAAGCTACCTGTACGGGTTTTGAGTTGGTCAACAGGCACACCCTCTTTAACTGCTTGCTCGACACCATGCCAGTTGATTTCCTTCTTAGGGTAAATACCACAGATGATGTCTTTGTCAGCCTCAATCATGGGCACGATGTCAGCGGGATTCCACTTAATATCTGCGTCAATAAACATCAGGTGGGTAGCTTCCTTCTTGTTGAGAAACCCATGTGCAAGAGCGTTTCTGCCCCGCTGAATGAGGGACTCGTTAAACATGCAGCTAAAGCTCATGTCTATATCGTTTCCCCGCATAACTGTTGTCATGTTGACCAGTGACTGACAGTAGTAGCCTGTGGTCATACCGCCATACATAGGCGTTGCTACAAAGATGTGTGCTTTGCTCATTGTTGTTGCCCCCTGTCTGTCTTCATAATTGCCTGTGCGTCTTCAAAGCCAGCTTGGTAGGCAATGTTCCACAGTTGTTGCAAAGACATGTTGACTAGGTTGACTGCGTAGTTGATAGAGTTGCCAGCTTTCTTCATGCTGTCTTCACTCATTTGGATTTGTTGTGCTTGTTGAACTTCACTCACGATATATCCTCAATTCTTAAAACATATTTGTTGGTCTTTGCTGACTTGCGCCAGCCATGAACTTCAATTCTGATTCCAGCATCCCTGACAAGAGCAAGCGTGTCAGAGGCCATAATCTTTTTTATACGGTCACTGACAGCAGAGGCGGTAACCTGCACTGCCAGAACCTCACCCTTCCTGATAGCAAGAAGGTCAGCCCATCCCCACAGGTCTTTTCGTTGTTTGGTGAAACTGTTCCACTTCTCAACTACTTCAACGTGGTAGCCCAACTCACGAAGGTGAGCCAAGCTACGCTGTGTGGGAGAGACTTTTGTTGCCATCAATAGCAGTTGGTGCTGCAATTATTGCCGTAACAGCAGGTGGTGCAAGTCACATACCGACCATCTTGTGAGTAGGTGTGTGTTGTACATGCCGCCCAAACCAAAGAACTAGAAACAGAAAGCCAAGCCGCAATTAAAAAATTTTTCATTTTTCTCTCCTGTGATTAAAAGGGTACATCTTCATCGTCATTACGAGCGGGTCTGCGGCTGTAGGATGGCACAACCTCTTTGTCTCCCCGTTCTTCCTCTCTCTTCTTCTTGCTCCAGTTATCTTCTTTCAAAGCAAGCAAGCTGTGCCCTCGGCTGGTTGGCTTTTGCCAAGCTGCTATTTTCAACTTCTCACCCGCTTTGTAGTCCATCTCTAGAACAATGAAGCCCTTAAAGTCTGGCCCTTTGGGAGACTTACGCATCTCCTCTTCTTCCCAGTACATCACGCCTGAACCAGGCATTTCTTTGTGTGCATTTCCTGTTGACATTTCTTTCCTTTCAGAGTGTGTACTTTGCGTACTTCTTGCCATTTTCATTAACCATGTGCGTAAAGATTCTGTGTCCGTCTTTACGAAGACTTTCGATATGTGCTGCAAGCCTGAAACAACCGAATTCATTTAATGCCTCCAGTGGTGTCAGGCTTCTCCCGCTTTGCAGACACATCAAAACGTTTGCTCGTTGAGTCCCGAATCGGGAAGTGGTTGGGACTTGTCGGGCTTTGGGGATACTGTTCCTCCTGATTCAACGATGGCTCCTTTGAGTTTGACTTTATCCATTGTTGAGAAGTTTTCTGTAACAACCTTGTTGCACTCGGCAAGAGAGGAGAGCTTGTCTGCCTTTTCATCCAGAGAGTATTTTTGGCTTGCTGTGATGCGTCCGACCATTTGTGCATATCCGTCTATCCATTCCTCAACGCTTGCGTAGCGTTTGTAGGGTTGGTCAGAGTTCGGGACATATAACGCAAACGCTCCGTCCTCAACCATCTCAACCACTTCAACTTCTGGTAAGTCTTGAACCCGTTCAACATTACCCATGAACTTTTCTTTGGGAGGTTCAAAATCCTGGACTTCCTCAGGTGTATAGACTCCGACAACACAGCCTGGAAAGACGGAACGAATGCCCTCGCTAATGACTCTCGCCCGTAGCATTGCTCTTGGATAGTTCTTCCAGTTATCCTTCGTGGCAATCCCAATTTTCTTGGCTTGAGCCAGTGTCCACGTAAGCTCAAGAGTTCCCCCCGAAGGATGCGAAAACACGCCTGTGACCTGCTCATCTGTATATTCCTTCCAGTTAACTGAACCACCAGCTTGCTGAAATCTTGCAAGCATTGCGTCTGCTTTGAGAGCAGGACGGTTTTGAATTACGTGATAATCACGCATAGCTACTGCGGGGTGTAGGTTCTCGGCTTGACACAAGAGCATGATTGCCATTGCTTCCTGTGTGTTCTTGAACCCGAACATCTTGCTACCAGCGGCAACCTCTGCCATCTGCTGCATGTCGTTAAAAGCTACGATATTACTCATTGGGAACTTCCTTTCTTCCTCGTTGTTGAATCATTGCGTCAGCAATAGCGTAAGCACCAATAGACGAACGCTTGTAATGTTCCTCGCTGAACTCATAGGTTTTGTGAGTTACAAGAGCTTGCATAACTTTCGCAGCAAAGTAGTCTCTCAAATCCATTCCCTCGCTCTCTGTTGTTTGACCAGAGGTAGGGTGTTTGTGCATGTAGGGATAGGCTTTCATGCTGTCACCTTCTTGTGTGGTCTACCTATCTTCTTGCGTGGTTGACCGTCTTTGTTGACACCGTTTGGATAGGCTTTCATCAACGCATCTATGCGTGTTGTTTGAATTTCTAATCTACCTGTCAAAAATCCAATATCCCTATACAAACATTCAATGTGATGTTGCATAACAGCTTTGTCTTTGCTTGTAAAAAACATGTGAACCTCACTTTAAAAGGAATCTACGAGAACCAGGCATGTCACGCATGAACTGCTTGTGAATGTCGGGCATGGCTTCTTGGAACAGCTTGGCATCGAACTTGATGCTTGACTTGGCTGACTTCCAAGTGGCAAGGACTTTGCCGTCTATGGTGGTCAGTGTGTCCTTGTCTTGCATGTAACCCCGCACCAGCGTGTCGTACTGCTCTTCCTGTGCCTCTAAAGCCTTGATGTTGGCCTTGATTTGAGCAAGTGCTAAACAGGCTTGTTCGACTGCTGCTGAAGCTGTCTTGACCGACTCTGTTGAAACAGGATAGAGAAGTTTGACTTGCTCAAGGTCTTCAGGTGGGAGGGTGGTTTGAGCTTGGACATGTCCCCAGATGACTGCCATTTGCTTGATAAGGTCTTCCTTCTGCTCATCAGTGATGGTAAATGGGATA